AGGTACACTTGAGATGAAGTATGTGCAAATGCATGAGGTAATCAAGGGTGGTTGTGAGTAGACAATGAGCAAAATTCTATCTGTAGTCGAAAGCTTGTGGGTGATAAAATAATCCCACGCCTTCAGCGAATTGAATTAAAGTTTTGATACAAGCCTCCTAATGTATCAAAAGACCTAAGGCAAGGTAGTAGCCGTAATGAGATATCATCCTTGCCTTTCGTCTAAAAAAATATTACTTCTTGAATATGGAATATGCTCTTGGTAAAAAGTTTTTTACAAAAGTTATTCCTCAATTCGTAGAAGCAAGAAATCGTAAGAATATTACACAAGCAAACTTAGATGATATTCTTGGAGTAGCTAAAGGCTTAGTATCAAAATGGGAAGTCGGTATACGGAAACCGAGTGGCTATTTATTTTGTTGCTGGGCTGATGCATTAGATTGTGATATTGTATTAGAATTGAGGAATGATGAGGATAATATATCAAGATAGAAAACTATTTATTTCATTAACTAAAGATGAGATAAAACAAGTTAATAATAATGTTGGAAGTCCAACACAAATTCACATAGGTAATTTAAAAGTTTTACATGAAGATGTAAATAAAGCTGTTTTTGAAAACTGGAAGGACTTAACCCATGAAGATTATAAGTGAACTGTTAAGAAAACTAGCAAGACAAACAGAAGATAATAAACTTTCTCCAATGGAGCGTAAGCAAAAGAAAAGAGAGTTTGTTACTAAACTTGGTTACAAGTATTTAGAATTGAATAAAGCTAAATGGTTTGACTATTTATATAATTCAAAAAAAGTAGCCGAAAATAAAATTGTGTATTACGAAGCCGAATTGTTATACGCAAAATATCGAGAGGACATACAGAAATGGAAAGACTACAAGTACAAAAAAAGGGAACGCAGTTTAAGGTCTTAAAAACTATTGGTGGTAGTGATGCCAACAACTTAGTTTTAGGAACTTTAGCTGAGTGGCGTAAAATAGTAGACGACAAAATGAATGGTGAAACTGTTGATTTATCTCATGTTTTACCTGTTCAAATGGGAATTGTAACTGAAGAACTAAATCGTAAATGGTTTACTAAAATTACTGGATTATCAGTTACAACACATGAAGATATTTTCTTCAATGATAAAAAACCTCATGCTCATGCAAGAGTAGATGGTACAATAAATAATGAAATAGTATTTGAAGCTAAACATACTAATCCATTTAAACCAATAGCAGATCAAGTAGCTAAATATTATGGTCAGTTACAACATTATATGATGGTGTTAAATTATGACTTAGCTTATCTATCTATATTTGTTGGTAATATGAATCATCATATCTTTAAAATACAAAAAGATAAAAGTTATATAAATGATTTAGAAATTGTAGAAAAGTATTTATATGATTGTATTGATTCTTGTTTTTTACCAGAGCCAAAGTTTTATGATTGGTTTCAAAACAGAAGAAATACTAAATTAAATATAAAGGAGATTACTGATGAAATATCCTAATAAAGCTGGTTACACTAATGACAGCACAAGTAAAGAAGCAGCAGAAAAAATTGGTTCTTATAAAAGAGCCAAGCTTTTACATAGAGTTGAAGATGTCTTATCTTACTTTAAATTAGGTATGACAGCTGAAGAACTTGCAATATATTTAGAAGAAGATTTACTAAATATAAGACCAAGACTAACAGAGTTATCAGAATTAAACAAAGCAGTTGATTCTGGTGATAGAAGAAAAAATCATAATAACAGAAATGTTATTGTGTGGATTCATAAAGAGAATCAACCAAATCAGGAAAGGATGTGGTTTAAATGAGTGAAGATAAGAAAACAAATAAGAATGTATGGGATCAGTTAAAGGTTACAGATCCTAGATTTACTAAAGAAGTTACATTTGGTCGTGGCTTTACAAGCATAGATCCTATGTATCAAATAGGTAAAATGACAGACATCTTTGGTCCAGTTGGACGTGGCTGGGGTTATGATGTAAAATATCATTACGCTGATGATTATATATCAGCCGAAGTATCTGTTTGGACAAGACATCAAGCAAGTAGTTTTGGTCCTGTCTGTTCATTATTACCTTTAAAGAATAGTAAAGGTAAGTTTGATGACGAAGCTGGCAAGAAAGTAATGACAGATGCATTGACAAAAGCATTTAGTCATCTTGGTATGTCAGCAGATGTATTTTTAGGGTTGTTCGAGAGTAGTAAATACGTTGAACAAGTCAAAAAGGATTTAGGTATTACTTCTGCTAAAATAGAAAAAATATCTTAACCAGTTGGGTCCTGAGATGTTCTTCGCAAAAAGTGGGGATGGTGTATCTCAGTGTACCCAATGTTCTTTTGCATCATCCCCTTTTGTAATAATGAATCATGTAACTAAATTAGAATCTTATAATTTTATTATTAAATCTTGTAGCAAGTGTAAAAGAAAATACACAGTAGCTATGATGATTAAATCAAAATGTATTCGTTGTTATAACAGAAAGGTAAAAAATGCGAACAATTCCAGATATGTTACACCATGATGTGTGTAACTCTTTAATCAAAAATTATGATGGTGATTCTCATTCAGAGATATGTCATAATGTTTACGAAGGTTTATCGTGGTACAAAAAAACTTTGTATCTGATAACACAAGGCAGATCATATTTAGATAGTGTGATTGATGAATGTGTCAGAGAGCGACACGACGAACTAAGATAGTGAAAGGAAATAAATATGACTATTAACAAAGCAATCTTACTTGGTAATCTTGGAGCAGATCCAGAAATAAAAGAAACTACAGGCGGATCTAAGTTTGCTAGATTGAATCTAGCTACCAACGAAAGATTTAAAACTAAAGACGGAGAGCAACAAGAAAAAACACAATGGCATAATGTTGTTGTGTTTGATCCTCTAGTAGCAGACACAGTTGAGAAATACTGTAAGAAAGGTCAGACACTTTATTTAGAAGGTCAGATCGAAACTAGAAAGTATGAACAAGATGGTGTTACTAAGTATACTACAGAGATTGTCATAGCTAAATTTAAAGGTATGCTTAAAATGATAGGCAGACCAGAAGGTTCAGCTAAAACTTCTAAACCAGTAGATACAAAAGTATTAAAATCTTTAGAAGAAGATGTATCAGATATACCGTTTTAGATAGCTACTTAATCATACAGGGGAACATTTAAGTACCCCCTGTATGGCTCTTAAAAGACTATTTTTTCCAGTTCTGAGCTATCTTTTCTCCACTTCTACCAGCAATATACCCACCGACACCGATTGTTAACAAATTCCACATAGGATCAGGAATACTCAATTCAACCGAAGCACCGAATATAATATTAGCAAAAGGAAGTAATATATAATTATTAAAAATTACTATAATACAGATCCACATAAGAGCTGGTCGCCAAGTAGCAGTAAGCCAATGCTTACTACTTGCTTCAGCTTGTATAATAGAAGCTGCACTTTGTAATTCTTTACTATTGTTGTCTAACATCTGTGATGTTATTTGTGATTTTAATTTTTCTGCTAAATCTTTATCTTCAACAGATTTATCCACAACACCTAAAGCTATTTTAGCAATAGGTCCAATAGCACCTAATAGATTTAACATTAGCTAAATAGTATAATAGCTAGTAATACACCACTAATAATCATCCATATCTTGTAATGACCTAATATTGGCTCATACTTTGCCCATAGTTTATTTAATATATTCATGTCTACTCCTTATAAGTAAATATTGTTATCCCAAGATCCATTATTATTAAGAACCATAGGAACAATGTAAGGTATACCTTCCGTAATAACTCCACAAGATAATACTGGCTTGGCTAAATTCACTTTCATATAAGCCATAGCTAGAGATTTCTTGTCAATAAGACATCCTGTACTCATACCCCAATTCAAATGAAAATCATTGGCTACATACTTAATTTCTGACACAGTATGAAAATGTCCTTGGACACATGACATAGACGATTCTTTTACAGCTTTAGCAATATCTTTACTAAATTGATGAGCAAACAAAATTCTACCTTTTTCAGTTTCAATAATATGTTTCTCTTTCCATACCCAACCTTTACCCACTTCTAGTATTTCATTGTAATCTTTAATAAAGAATTTAGACATACCCTTTGCCATTGCTCGTCTAAGTATCATTGATCCATGATTACTTTCTAATAAAGTTAATTTAGGAAATATTTTTTCTAATTGTTGACATAAAGAACGACCACCTAGTAACTCATCAGCTGGACTAGGTAAGTCTGGATTAATAACATGACTAACATTTATACTATGCCAATCCATTTCATCTCCAATATGTACAACAGTATCTGGTTTATATTGTTTGTTTAATTTTCTAAGAAAAGGAAATAATGAATCGTGATGATAGGGAAAATGACAATCTGATATAACTAAAATTCGTTTGTTCACGAATTAAATTTAATTGATTTTATGTTTCTTGTATAGTTTTAGTTGTACAAAAACCAGTAGAATATAGTTGCTGTAAATGATTTAAATCAGATCTAATGTTATTTATTTCTTGTATACATTCAGACACAGTTTCAAACTGTTGTTTTGTATCTTCAATTAAACAAGTATTTTCTAGTTCTAATGATGGATCTTGTAAACAAAAAATCATTATAAGAAATACCTTCATTTAATACCTAATAATTTAGTAATAAACATTGTTAATGCAATAACTATACCACCAAATATAGCTAATGCTTTTATACCACCAGCACCCATATTCATTTTTCTTTTAAGTTCTTCTATATCTTGTTTATTTTTAGTTAAATCCATATGCATAGATTCTAACTTTTGTTCAATCTTTGCTAGTTTTTGTATAGTACTCATTGACAGCTTGGATTATTCATATCCTTTTGACAAAGACTTCTATACTCAGGATCTATCTGTAATTTAATACTTTTGATTTTATAACCTAATTCTAATACATCTTGCTTAATACTTAGTACATTCTGAGATTCTTCTAATGCAGATGTTCTGACTTTTAATATTTCAAAATCAGAATGTACTTTACCTACTACAAAAACATTACCTATCAAAGCTGATAGCAATGTAATTGTTAAAGCAATAGATTTTAAGTTTAAATCAACTTGCATCTATTTATCTACAAACACATTCGCCATTACAGTATTCACACATGGTCTACTCCTTTGGATTATCTGCTTTAACTTGTGCAATTCTAGCTGACCAAGCATCTATGTCTTTATAGATCTCATCAAGCTGATCGCCAATATCACCATAAGCTGTTCTTCTTGTAGCTCTGACATTATTGTTAGCTTCTTCAGTATTACCAGCAGTTTCGTATGAAGCAATCTGGTCATCAGTTGGTTGAGCTAAACCTGAAACATTCCAAGTCTTTATATATGCTCCCTTACCATCTGAATCATCTTGAAGAAGTACATCTTTTGTAAAGTCAACTGTTTTAGAGTTTGCCTCACAAAAAAGTTTTATTTTCGTGCTAAGTTGTGCCATTTGTTTTTCCTTTCTTTAAGTATTACCTAACTTTAAAAATGTTGCGTAAGTTCTATTAACAGTAGAGCCACCATGTAAAGTTGAAGCAAACTCACATATAGCAGATAATTTAAATTTATGTGTTGTTGTATTTGTTACATCAAACATAAAATTAACAACTGCTTCTGCTCTACCATTTGAATGATAAATATTTTGCATATTATCTGCAGCTATATCGTATGAAGAATTATCTGTTGTTGTATATATTTCACCACCAGCTACTGTTGCACCTTGAGATGGTTGTCTTATTTGTGTATTCCATTGAATTAAATAAATTCCTGTTGAGGGAAAAGTCCAAATTCCACTTGATTGCGACATAGAACTTCCAAGATTACCAAAGCCATCAGTATCAACTTGTTCCCAATCTGAATCAATAGTTTTAGAAGTGTTAGCAGATAAACTAATATTTGCATTTATTCGCCATTGGTCTGCCATTGTAAGACCACCAACACCACTAGGCAAAGCAGTAATTGATGTTAATGAGTTGTTGTTTAATCTAGTTATTGCCATGCTATGCTCCTATTAATTTGTATGCACCAAAAAATGTTCTTTGGCTATCTCCTGATAAAACTCTTGTAATTCCTGATGAAGTATTACTAAACATTTCTATATAATCAGAACTGCCATTAAAATCTATAACCCCTGAAATTACATTATTTAAATAATCATCAGAACTATTACTTGATGCACCATATTTACCAGACAAAACAGCAGTACCATTTTTTTTTATTTCTGCTACTAAACCAACATTACCAGCAACAATGTTATAAGAATAAGACATATAACAAAAGTATTTACCAGCTACATTAGGTGTAAATCTATAATTTGTAGAGTTATCATAACAGCTATTAGTATCAAATTTTTCTGTATTAGCTGGAACTTTTACTGATGTTGATGATGTAATATTTGTATTGGAGCTAGGATATGCTTCAAAAGCTGGAGTATTCTGACCACCTATATTGTTAGTAGTAATACTTCCTGATCCATTAGATATTAATAGGTTGTTTCCACCTACATCTTGAATTGTGTTAACTTTTATAATTGATGTCATTAGGCTATCCTCTCACCTTTAACATAGGTGTTTGTTTGACCACCTAGTATTCTTCTATCAGAGCTACTATCCATTTCTATATATCCTTGAAATCGTACATTATCTCCAGCGTCTAATTGAATTACTGCATTAACATGGATAGTTTGTAAATCTTGTTTTCCGTCAGCACCATCTTCCCTTCTTGCTTGTTTAGCAGTACCTGAATTATTTTTAGATATTCTTGCCATAAAGTTTCTTGCTGTAGGATTATAAAGCATGATACTTACATTAAAGTTGTAATAACCAGCACTAGGAGCTGTATATACATAAGTTGAAGTATCAAAATTATTTCCAAAATTATATTCAGTAGCTGCAAGAGGAGCAGTAGTAAAAGTATTATTGGCAATAGTAAAATCGCTACCACTTTGATATGCTTGAAATCCTGTAGTAGAAAAAAAGTCAGATGCAAATCCTGATGTAAATGTACCACTACCATTAGAGGATATAATATTATTACCCCCTAAGTCTGTTATTTGATTTGTTTTTAATAAGCTCATTATGATATATTTGTAGTCAACTGTATGACTGAACAACTCCCATTTCTAATTACAACAGTTGATGGTCCGTTGTCATGTCTATATTTAAAATCTATTGTATCATTAGCATCACATGAAATTATCTGAGCACCAGAAAGGTATAGGTTATCACCAAGATCTGCATAACATTTTATGTTTGCTATTTCCATTCTACCACCAGCAGAAAAATTATTAGAACCTTCTAATGTTACTTTATTAACTTGTCCTGTTTGAGAAGTTGTACTTGATTCAGCAACCATGTGAACAAAATATATCCCAGCACTAGCTACTGTAATAACACCACTACTGTAAGATACTCCTGTACCAATAGTAGTTGGGTTTTCCCAAGCTGTAATTGTGGTAAAAGTTCCAGCACTTATACTTTGTGAAGAACTCCAAGCACCACTATTATTTGGTCTACTGTAAAATCCATTACCTGTACCAGCTAGAGGCAATCCATTTACTGTAGGTGTATTAGTAGAGAAATCTACTGTAGTTCCACTAGCAAATTTTATATTTTTAGATGAGCCACCAAGTAAAACATCAGAACTACCTGATATTGGCTCGATTGCATTTACTTCTATTTTACTCATAATACTACAAATGTACTCCCTGATGGTATAGTTAGTGTGCCTGATACTGTGATAGAGCCTACTGCCATACCATTATCGCCACTCGCTAAACTAATGTTGTTAAATGTCTGTCCGTTAGTCATAAAGAATGTAGAGGATAGACTTGATGATGATACTGTTCC